TCATGGTTTCTACATCAATGGTATAAGTTGGCAACTGCACAGTTTTGACCATGAGACCCACTGTGGCTACTTCACCATCGCCAAAGGCATTTTGTAATGCAGGAATTTGTCCGGTGTTTATTGTAAAATAAACATGGAAAAGAAATTTTAGTCTAGGACTGAGCTCGTAACCATTGGTGCGGAAAGTTTTGGCGGCGTGACTATAGTCTTTGAGACCATCAGCGCCGAAGAATCCTTGCAGGAAGTCTTCGCCAAAAAAGCTCATGATGTTTAGGCGCCGCTTAGTCCGCCAACACCAGTGGCAATGTCACCCAAAGTTCTTCCAACAGTAGCACCTACGCCAGATCCAACTGGATATTGGATAGCATTGTCAAACATGATTGTCATGCTTATGGTCACTGCTTCACTGAGAGCATAGTCCATGTTGTTGTAGTTTACTGTTTGTAGATAGCAACCATACAGTTCCCAGGTTTCTAATACCACGGGTTCATTGGCTCCGTTGCCGCCATCTAAGATTTCAAATCTGGTAAGGAACTTGTAGTCAATGCCCGAACTTGCAGAACTTTGTTCCATGAAGTCCAACTGTTTCTGTAGTTGTTCGCCTGTGAGCTTGCTGACGTTGCCCGCAGCATCATCACGCAGTTGGCAAGTGGTTGGTTCCCAGCTGTATTTGCCAGCCAATTTGATAGTGCTGTTGTAAATTGGCAGATCAATGTTCGTGAAACTCACGCTAGGACGAGCAAAATCCATGACCTGTTTGGTCAACTCTGTGCGAGGTGTTGATACACCAAAGTTTTCAAATATCACTCTAAAGCGATACTTGAGTTTGGGCATGAGCAAGCCTTGGACTGGTGAACTCTGGTCACTTGCCAAGGGCACTGTCATTCTGCTGAGTGATGAAACGGCCATGTTATTTGTCTCCTAAGTACTGTTATTTATGCTAGGGGAAAGGGGCGGTTTTTGGCCGCCCTGTTCCTTATACTGATTGGCTAGCAATTTCTCCAGTGTTCTTGATACGAACTGGAATGTAGATAAACTCAACTGCTTTTACAGGCTCAATAGCTATGTCTACATACAGTTCGTTACGGTCGATACGAGCTGGTGTGTTGTTGGTCAAATCACAAACTACCAGGTAGTCGTAGATACCGCGCTTGGCCACTAAATCAATCATCAAGCTGGTGATAGCATTGGTGATCTCGTTGCGTGTGATCTGATCGTTGGGTTCAAACAAGAACTGCTTGGCTATGCTTTCCAAACGTCCACGGATAAATGCCACCAAGCGTGCCACGTTAATGCGATCCAGGGCACTGGTTAGACCAGTGGTGGTCTTGTTACCAAAGTTAGTGATACCTACACCAGGTATAAACGTGATTGGATTGATACGGTTTTCATACAGCACATCGCGCAAACCTTGACGTACACCCAGGCTTTCAAATTCACCGGTGATGGTATTGATATAGCCAATCTGCGTGGCATTGTCGATTACGCCTCGGCGTGTTCCAGCTGGAGCCAGCCAAGGATAAGCAACTTCATCACTGCGTATAATTGTGCGAATCATCATGTGGCTGGGCGGTTGTACTACAGGACTGCCCGACAGGTCTGTGGTCTGGCAACTTGGATAGAACACACCTGCATAAATGTCGCCAATTTGTAGTCCATCGCCGGTGCTGGTTCCTTCCCCGTTGTTATTGGTAGCCCAGGTTATGATGTCCTGAGGATCAAGTCTCAACGGTGTATCGCCAATCACAAATGCTGTGTTGTTGCGCTCGTTGTTGAGAGCTACCAAGTTTGGCAACAGCTCTGGATACTGCGGACAACTGATTAGATTGTAAAGCAACTGTTCTTCTCTGGCTGTGGTGCTGGCGTCAATACCACTCTTGAGTGCTTGAACAATTTGCACACGCTGTGCCTGGCGGCCCATGTACGGACTACCATTGGCCTTGGTTGGATTTTGTGTTAGCCAGGTATTCTTTTCAGTTGGTAGAGTCTCATTGGGAAAATCTGCGGCATTGAAATAATTGACCTGGAACGATTTCACGTTGAATCCACTGCGACGTGTGTTCCATAACAACGTGCCCGGTGCATACAGGGCTGGTGCCGGAACATCAATATCTGTATAGTTGCTGGTTATCAACGGAGTAGCACCCGTGGCTATGGGAGGAATTGGATCGCTGATGGGATTGGTTACTCCATTAGGCGCCCAGCGTGCATCAGCAAACAAGATACCATTGCTGGTAGTTTGATCAGTGTTGTCAATCAAAACCCATTCGTCGTTACCATCAACATTTTGCCAACGATACAGCAAGGGATAGTTTTCAAGGTCACTGGTATCTATCCATAAATCACCATAAACCAATGGACTTTGTGAATCATCAGTTTGTGTGGTTGGCGGTACAGTTGAAAAAATTGGGCCTGTGGCGTTGGTCAATGTAAGATCGTATCCGCGAGCATCGTTGGTTACTGTTTGATAACCTTTCCAGGCTCCGTTTTCATTGACCATGATGTCAGCTTCGGTTGCAGTCGAATAATACCACAAGCGACCATTGGCAGGATCTTGGTCTGGTGCGGTGTCGCTGGCTGTGTAGGTAAATGTTGGGGTAGTTACCCAGTTACTCAAAATAGCATAGGTTGGTACATAGTTACCATAACGAACACCACGAGTTGTACCGGGCGTAAATCCAGCAGCCAACAAAGGAACAAAGCCGTTGTTGCCAGGGAAATAGGCAATGTTGCCGCCGTCACTGTGTGTGAAGACCAAGGCTCCTGCGCTGTTTTGTGTGACGCTAACTGGTGATCCTGCTGGCAAGGCAGCACTGATAGCAGTTAAAAAGTCTGGCACAGTGGTTCCAGTTAAGGTAACTGTCACAATCGTTTGGACTGAAGTTCCTGGAACGCTATATCCTAACCCAAAAGTATTGCCGTTGACAAAAGGACCAGGAGTGGTATCACTGCCGGTGATAATTGTGGGTCCTGTGGCAAATCTTTCCAGAATTTGATAAGAAGCCAGATTTGCTATTGCGCTTTGATTTGGCGGTGTGTGACTGTAAGAATCCACCTGAGCATAGGTACTGCCTGCTGGAATATTGCGTCCACCGCCGCTAGGATCCAGTGTTGACAGGGCCTGAGCATCACTTACATAAACTGGACAGGCTTGTTGTACAAATGTGCCCAGGGTAGAGTCAAACTTCTTGATTACAATATTGGTACCAAGATTAACATTAGACGTCTTGAGCCATACAGATCCAGTGGGTTCTGGTTCAGCCTGTGAGGATCCCCACAATGGCACTTGATAACTAAATCCTGCAACCAAAGCTGGTGCACGATATTCGCCTGCTGTGATCCCCAAAGCAGCCAAGGGTGAACCAGACACATTGTTGATTGCAACGATTCCAACACCTTCTGTGCTGCCGTCGTTGGTGGCGTCGCCGTCGGCATAGATATTCAACTTGCCACCAATGGTAGCAGCATAAACACCAGTGATAGCGGCCGAATTGATAGCGTCGGCCAATCCATCCACAGTGTTGGTTGGAGATCCTGGAACGGCCACGGTAATGTCGTTGATGGCTATGCTACCAGCAGATAGGGTGCTAGGAGCATTTGTTCCTTGCAGAGTTGGCCAAGCAGTTTTCCAGTCATCACTGCCTACCAACACCCAGTTATTGTATAAATCACTGAGATATGTAGAACTGGTCTGACTGGCGGTGGGTCCACCACGCTTGTAATAGATAAAGTTTTGAATGTCGGTAGCAACCACAGCATAGTTGCCAATATTGCCCAGATCTTGTTCGGGAACTGTGGTACCTGTTTGCAGTTGAACTGGGTCGGTGATTACAATAGGCACCTGATTAGTAAACGCTTCAGTTGTGGCATTCCATTGGAAAATACCCCATTGAGTGTTTGCAGTGTCTAACCAATACGTTCCATTGTCAGGATTGCCAGTAGGACGAACCAGGCTGGCTGCAATCTCAGCCAAGTCAATGTCTACACGCTGAATATAGCAACGATTGGACACGCCCAGCGCACTGTAAGCGGCCAACAAGCCATACTCGTTGAGTTCGTAGCCATTGATAGGTGTACCCGCAGTGGTCTTGTAAAAGAACGGTACACCAAATGTGGCCAGCAAATCTCTTTGGCTGGTCATCAAATAAGTCTTGTTGGCATTAACAGCCAAGGTTCCGGCTGCTACACCTACACCTGCTCCAGAAACTTTGTTCTGTGCAGTAGCCAACAAAATGTATGGTACCGAATTGGTAGCGGCAGGAATGTATTGACTCTCGTCAATGATTGTGACTTCTACGCCGGGTGATGTTAGGGCCATGGTAAATCCTTTTTTATCTAGTTACAGATATTTATTGAAAATAGCAAAAAGATTGCATGATCGCACCCCTACTAAGTAGGTTTTTCTATAAATATCTCAATGAGACCCGTGTGTTTAGCCTGCAATCAGCGACCAAGAGCTGTGGCCTATCACAAAAACAATCGTGTTCAGTATAGAAGATTGTGTGATTATTGTATCAAACGCGGCAAACGCATGACTACTCCGGTACCTAGGTGGCAAAAAGCAGGATACAAAAAGAAAAACGCCTGTGACCGTTGTGGATTCAAAAGCAAATATTCAGCTCAACTTTTGGTTTACCATGTGGATGGCAATCTCAACAACAATGTTCTTCGTAACTTAAAAACAGTGTGCTTGAATTGTGTTGTCGATATCAAACGTTCTGATTTGCCCTGGAAGCAAGGTGATTTAGAACCAGATCGTTGACTTGTGAATACAAGTGATCCATGGTACCGTTATTGTCTATCACAGCATCAAAGTTGGTTCCAACCCAGGCAGTTTCGCTGGCATGAATATTGAATTTTTCCAACTGTGTTTTGGACCACGACCATTCTAGATTGCGTTCTGGACCACGATTTACAGCTTCAGCGAACGGGTACCAGTCGGGATCAAGCCCACGATGCACTCGCACTACAATGCCACCAGCACGTTTGATAGCGGCAATTTCGTTGGGAAATCTGCAGTCTGAAATCACAACATCGTCCTCGCTTTTGCGCAGTTTGTTTTCCAAACTGGCAATCCAGGTATCGTCGTGAAAACTTTTGCGTACAACTTCAGTGCCCCAGTATTGTAACACCCAACGCGGACTGATCGGCATGCCCAAACGATCAGTCCACCAATCGTCCTGTTGCTCACGCCAAGCACGGCTTTGTTTGGTGCGCCCTTCCAACAGCTCACGATCCCATCCAAACACGCTGCTCACAGCATCTTTGAGTGTGTTGGCAAAACTTTCTCGCCGGAATTGGTGTATGTTTACTAGATAGTCAGCAATGGTGTCTTTGCCTGCTCCAATAAGTCCGCATACTCCAATGATCATTTGATTTCCTTTATGTTTAGATGTTTTAAGGTAGCCTGTAACATGTCAATTTGCCTACGACAATCTTCTAGAGCATGATGGCTGGTAGGAGGCTTGGGCAGACCAGGCCACAAACTGTAAACTGTTCTGGCGTCACGCACATTGTAGAACTGCCAAGGCAGGGCCTTGCCATAGCTCTTGTAGGCATGTTCTAGAATGTTCATGTCGTAGGTAGGACCGTTGGCCCAGATAAACTTGTGTTGCCAAGCCAACTTGTAGAGACTATCCAGGGCTATGTCCAAGGGCACACGACCTTCTTCGGCAAAGGCTTCGGCCTGTGCTTCTTTCTGGGTCGACCACCACTGCACAGTACCTTCTTCTATGGCGCGGTTTTCCTGGCTTTCAAGAGTAATGCGAGCATAGTAGCAACGATCGTAGTAACCTTTGCCAAACGGATCAAAGCTCTGTGCAGCTATGGTCAGTATGGTAGCATCTGGTCCGGTGGCCAGGCCTTCTATGTCAATCATCAATGAACTCATGCTAAAAGTATAGCATGAATTTTGGATTTAGTCTATGGTGTTTAACCTATGACCCAGGTTAAGGGTTGACTGCCGTCTACGTAGTTTTTGAGTCCTTCGATCAGCAAATCCATTTGAGTTTGTGCTTCGGTTTTGAGTTGAGTACCGTTGAGTGTACTACCGCCCTGTGGACCAGCATACTGTCCAAATTTTTCTCTTGCTTCGCCAATGATCATTTTGCAAGCCGCAACCATGTAGTCACGGATCCATTGTTGAATTTGGAAGTCCTGCAAGAGATTAAATTCTGGTTTCAAGTTGTAGGTCCAAAGCAGGACATTTTCTCCAGTGCCTTTGGGATCACGGATCAGTTGCAGTTTCTTTGTGACCGGATTCCAGGTGTAATTCATGTAGGCGCCAAACATACGACCTGCTAGTTCCACATATTGTGAATAGAAATCATAGGTGGCAAGACCACCTGCCACGTTGAAGTTCATTAGGTAAACATTCAATGACGCTTGGCTGAAAGGATCAAAGTTGCTGGCAAATGGTCCTGTGCTGTCGCCAAATGTTCTACGAAAAATTTGACGCACAGTGATAACTTCTTGCGGCAAGGTGTAGATGTTTACGTTTGTGACCAACTCCATGAAGGTGTAGCTTTCTTCATAGGCATTTTGTGCTCGCTGACGATAGGTACCAATGGTACGTTGATATGCTATTTCGTAGTGTTCGGCATCTAGCTCAAGATCAACGATCTGATCACCCAAGGTCAAACGCACATAATCAAACAGTTGTTGTTTGAGGGTTTCTAGGCTGTTTTGGGCTTGGGTGCTTTGGGCTGTCATAAAGGGAACTCCGTGTTCCCTGTATTTACCAGGCCTTGAGTATGATCAAGTTCTCATTGCCACGTCCGTTGTACTTGGTTTCAGTGGCTCGGATATCCTTGAATACCTTGCGTGCCGCGGGTTTGCCGCCCGATAATAGCTCTTTGAGTTGTTCTGCAGGTTTGCGCAAGGTCTTTTGTACTGTCTGCTGAGTGTCAAATCCCACTATGGCACTGCCTTTGACACTGAATGTTCCCATGTGCGTATCGGCCATGACGTGTATGAGTTTGCGTTTCTTGGTATCGTACAACCAGGCTTCTCCAGCACCAACCAACTGTGCGGGTGCAATACTTGTGAGTTTGAGCTCGGCAAATTCTTTTAGATACTTGAACTTGGCACTGAGCTTTTCTGGGCTCACAGCTTTCTTGGCACGTGGCTTGCGTTCTACTTTTTTGATCTGCACATAGTTGCCGCAATCGGCAATGACCTGTTCAATGAACTTGACACACTGTTTGATCTGATTTTTGTTGAGGTGGCCGTAGCCTTCTACCAAATCTGCATCTTTACCATCCAAGACTTCTTCAAATTCTGCAAGTTTTGTTTTCCATACATCAACAATCGTACCAACCATGTTAGGACTGATGTTCATGCCACGAATCTGTGCAATGGGCTTCCAGTCCGCACTCATTTTGGCACCGGCTGCGATGAAATCGTCAAACATGCCTTCTAGTTCGCCAGCGCATTCGCTGACTTTTTCACGCAGGTGATCTTGGATTGTGAGTTTGGCCACAGCCGCTTCGGCTTCGTCTACTACTTTTTTGACTTCTTGTTTGATCCGTAGCATTTCTACAATCTGATTGTCGGCCAGGCACTGCTCATGCTCTAGTAATTCTAATCCCATCAAATTCATTCTACATACCCAGGCCGGTGTGAGTCTGACTGCGCCATCAGGGATGCCGCGAAATACCTTGGCATCCTTTTCACGTCCGTTGACTGTGAGCCACTGGCAAATCATTTCTTTGGCTTCTTTGCGACCATAATGATAGTTGTACCAAGCAAAGGCACGCCCTAGGCTCGATGTTCTGTTTTCTGTAGTGGGCTGAAATTTCCAAACAGGTTCTGGACCCACATATTTGAAGTCAGCACCTTTGGGATTCAAAGGTTTGATTTGGGTAGCGGCTCGTGCATTCATACTCTCTCCTGAGTTTATTAGACTATTATAGCAGTAGTGCCTTTTTTGGTCAACCGTTTAGCAGTGCCGCAAATGTTAGGTGTTGCTCCAGATTGGCAATCAGCTGACTGGCTTTTTTGATCAAGTCTTGGTATTGCCGGGTTTCACGATGTAGTCTGCGGCATTCCACACTTTCTCTACTGATTGCGTTTATGGCCACATCCACGTTTTTGAGCATTTTTAAGAGATCTTTGCGGGCCACTTTGTTTTTTATCGTGGGTATGCCCCGCTCAATTTTGTCCAGTCTTTCTAATAATTCATCCATGTGTTTAATTATACCAGCTTTGATGTTTCAAGTCAATTTGACCCATAAATACAAGACTATGCCACGTCTGAGCCTATACCGTCCTAATAGAACCAACGATTACCAGTATATTGATCGCAACATCAGCGAAATGTACACCATTGGCGGATTAGATATCTACATTCACAAATATCTAGGCCCAAGAACTGGTGACGTAGGTGATGCCGATGCAACCTTGCCTGTTTACGATCAACAAAATCCCCTGTTTGTAGAAGACCTGTTGTTGGGAGAGAATCGCGATCGTGCCTACGATCCTGATGTATATGTCATGCGCGGTGTTTATCGTGTGCAAGACATTGATTTTAATCTCAGTCAGTTTGGTTTATTTTTAAACAATGATACCTTGTATATCACGTTTCACTACAATGACATGATCGACACATTTGGTCGCAAGCTCATGTCTGGTGATGTGTTGGAATTCCCTAATCTCAAAGATTACAATCCTTTGGATACCAGTTTGGTCAAGGCCTTGCCTAGATACTATGTGATCCAAGAAGCCAATTTTGCTGCCGAAGGATTCAGCCAAACTTGGTTGCCGCACCTTTGGCGTGTGCAGGCCACACCTTTGGTCAATGCTCAAGAATACAAACAGATACTTGACAAACCGTTTATGCCTCCCAACATCTGGGATCCTGGCAACTTTTATCCGCAAGGAGAAACAGTACAGGACGGAGATAATTTTTATCAAGCATCAAGACCTGTGCCACCAGGCACCCCTATAACAGATACCACATACTGGACACCTATTGCAAATCCTGCCACTATTGCTGACAAGGATAGTACCAGACCCAAAGATTTGGCCATCAATGATGCCATACTCACACAGGCCTATGCTGAAGTTCCATATTCAGGCTACGACACAGTCAAGTTTTATATTCTGCCTACAGAAAACGGACAACCAGCATCTACGTTGGGCGGAGGATTAACTGCTGACAATAGCGTGGTCACAGTTGATGGCACGCAGCCCGGAGAAGGCATCACGCCCAAAGGATTTGGTTATACCATGGGCTATCTCAGCGGCGGCAAAGATCCTGAAACAGGTTATCTCATACCGCCTAATGGCCTGCCAGTGACTCCCGGCGTTCAATTTCCTCCCAACCCAGTGGCCGGAGATTATGCCTTGCGTTTGGACTATTTCCCCAACCGCTTGTTCCGCTATGACGGAGCTAGATGGATCAAGATCGAAGAAGATGTCCGTACTGATCTTGACCTGGCACAAGGTGCTCTCACCCAACGTGCCAGCTTTGTTAACAATCCTTACACTGTGCCTACCACAGACCTGGGCAACATACCAAGCCGCCAGAGCTTGAGTGAAATTCTCAAAC